AGCTAATGCAAACTGGTTGATAGCTGCCGGAGCGCCAAACGAATATTGTCTCATAATTGGGACTGCCAAATTATAGAACCTCCATCTGTGGAGAAGCGTTCTGTGCTGTGGTTCCACCGCCGGTTCTGTTTCCTAACATACCAAGTGCAAAGTTTCCAATTACGCCTTCTAGTCCTCCGAGTGCAAATGCACCTGCAGGAGCGGCAAATCTTGAGAACTGTGGAGCGATTGCGTTAATAGCTAAACTAGCCATTACACCACCGCCTACACCTAATGCAACTTTCTGCAAGGTTTTTGAACCGAGAATAGATTTTACAGAAGTTTTTCTCATACTAGTTCTTCTTTTAGTTCTTTTAATAGTTGTCGATATTCGGCGTTTAACTGAACGTTTTCGTTTACCTATAAAGGCACGTCTAGCCGTTTTGCGCACACCTCCTTTTCTTGTGGAACGTCTGCGTTTATTCAAAGCAACTAATTTTCTAGTTGCGGCTTTTTGTTTTGCTGTTCTACGTTTAGCCATTAATCAACACTAACTCCGATTGAACGATAATAATCAACTGCGGCTTGTGATAGTGGTAAAGTAGTCCTTGCACCAGAACCAAACTCAATAACTCTTTGAGTTGTTTGTCCTTCTCGCTCTGGTGTTGTGAGTGGACCGGAAGCGGCGCTGTTAGGTAATGGAACGTCAAAGGTAACATTTGATGAATTTAATGATTGAGCGACTTGGTTAGTTTCTGCATCGCCTCCTATCAAGTCACGTAATGAAAATAATGGGTTTAATAGTTGTGCGGAACCTGTGCCGATATTCCCTAGTAATGAGCCTATACCTCCTCCGATAGAGGTTAGAGAAGAGCCAAGACCTACACCGGATTCAGTTAGAGCCTGTCCGGTCAATCTTGCTTGGGCAGGTCTAAAAATGGCATTACCTAGAAAGAAGATAGCTAAGCCCGCGGCGGCTAGAGGTAATATCTTTCCAAATATTGATACCATAAGTATGGTTAACGAGTATAGTTAAAAAGATGTCGATTATCGCTATAATTGTACTTGTTTTGTAACGTTTTCGAAATAATTTATCATTTTGTAGCGTTCTGCACCTAATGTTATTTGTCTTTGTTTTCTTACTCTTTCTGTAACGTTTGTATAGATATTATCGTATTCTTCTTTGACTCTATCTAGGGCATTTTGTAAATTTAATGGAGTTTCTACCGCAAATTCTTGAACGATTGGTATCGGTTCTGCATAAGGAACCGGTACGGGTACTGGCTCAGAAATTGTCGAAATAACTTTTGGTCTTGATAAAAATGCGTATGCAAGAATACCAAGTCCACCTAATAATACCAAAGTTTTTTTGTTTACCATATCCATTTTTCACCTTTACACGTTGGACAATCATGAAGCGTAAACCTTTCAACGCCAGAAGCTCCAACATCATTCCAATATACCACCCCAAGAGAAACACCTGTTTCTGTATCTTTACACGTTTCACAGGCTTTGTTGTTGAGCTGCTTGGTCGGGTTGTCCAGACTCGGCAGTTTTGGTTTTAGTAAACTTTGAGATAAGTTCCTTAACTGCGTCTGGGTTTTGTTGTACATAATTAGTGATAAAGTCCACTGCCTTTTTACTTTTTAGTAGTGGTCTAACTGCTGGTGGTAAGTTAGGTATGAGACCGTCTATTACTTCTGAGATAGCGCTTAATGGTTCATCTGCAGACTCTGCAGAGATACGAACTGGGGCTTTAGCTCTAGAGATAGCACCTTTCAATTTTTTGTTTTCAAACTCAAGTTCTGCAATGTATTCGTTATAGCGGTTTTTGAGTTTAGTATTAATTTCATTATTACCAAACCTACCCCGAGTATAAACAATAATGGCAACCATTCCAAATACACTAGCCACCAGTAAAAGTAGTTCTGTAAGAGGTAATTCCATATCATTTAATCCGTATAATCTATATTTTTAGCAATTTTTAGATAGTCATTTATCAATTTGTCAATGTCTTTTTTTAAATCTTCAATCATTTCATCTTGTTTGTATTCATAATACTTGTAACTTGTAACCATGATTTAGATTATTTTGCTTGTATTTACCTCTATTTGCTCCCTCTTCCCTCCCCAGACCCCTCCTATTACCCACTTTTTAGCTATACTTATGACCGAGTGTATCAATCCTATCTATAAGGGAACGGCAATCTGCGGGGAATTGTCGCCCTTGGGGTTGTGGTACACCAACGAACGAATTAAAAATGAGTTGTTGGTGCAACATTCTTCACAAATGCAAGACTTACATACACACTAACTTACAATATGTAATGACAACAAATCAAAAAGCAATACAACGTGTATTCGACTTGGTAGAACAAGGCAAAAAACTAGTTGAAAAAGGTATAGAAGAGCTAGAGGTCCGTAAGGAACTAGAGCGATATCACGACTTGAGATATGTCGTGAGTTATACCACAAAAAACGATGATATAAACAAAGTCATGACGAGGTTATTCAATTGACTTGGTTAATGAAAATCGAGTGGGACAGTAAAGAGGCAATGGAACGCTTTGCAGATGGTCTGAAACCTTTTGACGACCCTGCAGAAGGTATAATCGATATCGAATTCGAGGAGTTAGAGGAAAATTGAGCCTAGACAACTGGACTGTTGCAAATGAAGCATTGCAGATATGGGCAGAAAAAAACAAAATAAAAACAAGAATTCAGTATTTTTGTGGAGTTTGCGGCTCTTTTGTTTCAAAAGACCTTTTACAGTGTCGAGTCTGTCAAGAAAAAAACGACCCTTACTTATCTTCTAATTCGTGAGTAGGTCGTTTTTTCCTTTTTTTTTTTCTTTTTAGAAAATCAAAATTCAAGCGTCTGTTAACACTCCCATAAATCCGATACTTCCCTCTTCATTTGCAAAATTTACCGTTACATAATCACCGGCGGGAACTTCTACGTAAATTGGCAACTGTAAAATTAAATTTGAAGTGCTTCCTGTTTCATATCTAATAGCGTCATCAATCCATTCTGTCGCTCCCCCTGTGCTGTTAATAGTTGAACCGTGATAAAATCTATATTCTACACCTCCAACATTACCGCTAATCAAATACAATGAAGTTAAAATTAATTTTTTTCCTACAGGAACAACATATTGGGTATTTGTTACATCATACGCACTAATTGTATTACCACTAGAACCTTTAACGTTGAGATATTTTATTTCATCATCACCGCTTAAAACAACTGTTGCATATTGGTCACATTTGACAGTTACCGCCATTAAACTAAAGCCTCCGCAATTATTTCTGTACCGCCATTAAATTGAATTGTGGTTCCTGTTGTAACTGATTGTTTCATTTGAAGTGGTCCGCCATTATCGGTCTGCGAGTTATGCCAGTGAGCTTCTACACCAGAACCGCCACCGCCACCGCCACCAAAGCCCATTATAGACTACCTGCCTTTTGACCGGGGTCTTTTTGCCTGTCAGTTTTTGGAAGTGGAGCGACTTGACAGAATAGGTCTACTGTCTCGGTTCCAAGCAGTGCAGTGGCGTCTATGTAGACACTAACGATGTTCATTGAATCAAACGTACGAAATTGAGAGGGATTAAGGTTAATGGTTCCTCCTGCAGTGGAAGGGGTTGTAATAGGGTGATTACGATTTAAAACAAATCTAGCAGGATTGGCGGCAGATTGATTTTCAATCAGTAAGGAAATAGCAATTGCATTAAATTCTGTTGGAAACGTAACTACGCGTTGCGTTCCTCCAGTTACTTGAACAAAAACAGGGAAGGATTCAAGGGAAGTGTCTTTAGGTTTGGTATAGACCTCAAAGCCTTGAATTACTGTGGGCATTAAACGAACTCCTAGAATAGATTACTATATTTGACTATGAACTGATATCCAGCGACACCGCCACCAAGTACAGTCTGTCCAACATTGTAAGATAATTGTTTTCCACCAGCTGCCCCGCCCACGGAAATTGGGAGAGGACCCGGAACGGTCCGCCCTGCCGAACTACTCGAACTGTTAGTCGAGAAAAAGGTAGGACCAGATTGCAAATTATTGATAAACAATTGTACTTGATATTGTTCTGCTGTTGCAGGGTCAATAGCATTTACAAAGTCAATGATTGCATTATCTTTGTTTAATTGTTGAACAGATAGACCGGTGACATCATCGGTAGCTAATGCAAACTGGTTGATAGCTGCCGGAGCGCCAAACGAATATTGTCTCATAATTGGGACTGCCAAATTATAGAACCTCCATCTGTGGAGAAGCGTTCTGTGCTGTGGTTCCACCGCCGG